AAGATACCAAACACATTGTCTGCTGTGTTGATCTTTGAAATACCACCCGAGATATGACTGTGGTCAAATTCAATTTCTTCTACCGCACTACGATTCAACTGCGATGCGGTTACAAATAACACATTAAGTTCTTTGGCCAAGTTACGTAACTCTTCTGACACATACTTGTCTTTGACAAACAGGTCGTTTGGGCTAACTTTAGCACTTACTGGCATCAACAAGTCCAAATAGTCACACATGACAAAGTCTACCTTCAATCCTGTTTGCACTTGCACTTCTTTGATATAACTGCGAATGTCATTGATGTTGCTCTGTGCTGGCAATGCTTTGATACGATACTGTCCGGCTTTCTTTGATACCAACTTAACTTTAAGTTCAGTCTGGTCGATATCTTTACGGATTTCTTTGGTGCTCATTCCTGCCAACATGGCGTCAGTACGCAGGGCACATAGTTCCTCTGACAGTTCTAAACTTATATACACACCACTGAGTCCTGCCTGTAACCAGCTCAATGCTATATTCATCATGACCAAGCTCTTACCAGATCCAGATCCTCCAGCAAAAATGTTTAGTTCGCCACGACTAAATCCACCATACAAAATTTTATCCATCTGTGGCCACCCTGTACTTACTTGTCCGCCTGAATTAAAATATTTGTCAATCCGTAGTCTAGGGTCTGCAAAATAGTCTGTACCCATATCCTTGGTCAAACTAATTTGCACCGCATCTTTGATTAATTTTTCTACAGGATCGTATTCGCCCTTTTCCAGCAAGTCTGCTGACTTTAAAATTGCACGTTCTAGTTCTTGTCTACGAGTAAACCCTTCAAACTCATCCATAAACCATTCAAAGTGTCCTTCGTTTAGGTCTGGAATATTGTTGAGTTTAACGCCTGTGCTGGCACTGATCTGTTCCGTAGTGGGCAGTGTCTTGTGCAGGTCGCTGTGTTTGGCAATAAATTCAGCCGCTGGGCGCAGACTTCTATCAAAGTTTTCTGGATTATAAATGTTCTGCACACGCACATAACTTTCTGCGTCTTGCAACATCATTTCTAAGAATAGTTTTTGGACATCAAGTCCGTAGTCTTTTAACAAGTTGTTTCTTCCTTAGTTCTATTTTAATCTTACTAGTCTCTTTGGCCTGCATTATAGTTAGCAAGGCCGCTAATCTACCCATATAAATTACCGCATCATTTATGTCTTTAATACCATCTGGCCATTCGGGCATACTTACACTCCAACCTAGCTCTACTGCACGATCTACCAATCGCATACCGGCCACATCTTGGTCTGGAACTACAACAACATCACGTCCTAAGCTGCGTATTAGTCTAACTTGTGCGTCATTAATCTCAGCATGTAATACTGCCAAGCCGTTAATGCTCAGTGCATCAAAAACACCCTCGCACACAATCACCGACTGCCAATTATTTTTTTGTAGATCTGTTCCAAACACATAGCCCGACTGTATGTCTTGGATATATCTAGGCGTCCTATCATCCAAAAATCTCGTAGTGTGTCCAACTACTTGTCCGTTGTAGGTAAACGGAATTACAACACCACGACGTGGCATTGTCTTATACAGGAATGGGTAGTCCAAAGGTATACGCCTATTCTGTAAGTATTCTTTTGCAAAATCGGTTAGCTCTTGTGTTTCTGCTGGTAGGTCTCGATCTTCAAATTCAATTGATTGTAATTTTTGTATTAATTCTTGTCGTTCATTCAACAGGCCTTGTATTGATCGTTGCTTCAGGCTTTCAAGATTGATCCGTTCAATTTCTTCTGTGGGCACATTCATCCACTCCAATAACCGGCGAGCCTTAAATGTCAAGTTGCGACCTAGTATAAAACTAGCAGTATATCCACAGTTAAAACAATGATACGACCATGAGCTGTCTGTGCCGGGCTTGATACCGCCACGCTGTCTTTTGTCCTGTGTGTCGCCGCGATGAATGCAACAAGGTGCGTTGAAACTTATCCAACCACTTGTTGTTTGTTTTCGCTTGCCGGGTAAAAAGGAGACCACATCAATCATACTATATTATAGCAGATTGTTTGAGTTAAATCAAGAACGTTTGGAGTTATCTATACAGGAGATCAACCACATAACCGGTGCTAATCACTACTGCTGCGCCAGTTTGGGTAGGACTAGTTGGATAATATCCTACACCAAATCCTGCATTGGGTAGATACCAATAACCACTTCCGCCGTTGGTCACGGTGATACCAGTAACTACTCCGCCCGATACAGTTGCTTCGGCAGTGGCGCCTGCGCCGTCACCGATAATGTTGATCTTAGGTGGTGCTAGATAACCAGTTCCGCCGTTGGTCACTGTAACCCCGGTAAGCACACCGTTGGTTGTGGTGGCAAAGGCTATGGCTGGAGAGCTGGGCTGGTCAGGCACAGCAAAAATACTGTTGTTAAAACACATGCGGATCAAAGGATACCAACCTACAATGTTCATGTAGATGGTGCCAGTTTTATTAAGGTAGGTGGTTGATTCAGTTACATTGTACCAAAGACTTTCATAGTTTTCTGCGGCCTGTGCTTTGATTGTTCCTGTGTAGCCATCCAGGGTCATTTGTACTGTGGTCACTGCATTCGTTGGCTCAATAAAACTGCTGAAATATTCTGTATTTGTAAAACTGTTCCAGTAGTTGCCACCATTGGGATTGCCGGCCCAGTAAGGATTACTAGGATATTGGCTCCAGGCAGTACCATCCACACTGGCCTGTGCTGTTAATTTGAGTGTGGGTATTGTGAGCGGGGCGCTGGGCACATACTGTGGCAATACGCTGTCTACAATATTTACAGGAGCACGGGCTCCGGCTTGGGCATTGGTAAACACTGCTTCTGTTAGGCCGCCGGGTTGTGTGCGTTGTATGCTGTAGGTAGCTGGTTGTGCCAGGACTTCTAACATTTCAGACGAAGTCAGGGTAACTTTGGCGCGGCCAGTGGCGGCACTTAGGGTAACCAACTCTTTTTCAACTAAAATACGATCGCCGGCAGTGTTGATTGCACGAAACAGGAACGTACTACCTGTGATGTTGACAGGCTTTTCTTGTTGGTTAATGAACTCAAATAACAGCACATTGTCAACACCTTTGTTTATGGTTAGGGGTTTTGCGTACACTGGATCATACCTATAAGTAAAAGTTTCCCCAACGCCTGTGTCTATTGATAACACTCGTGTGATTTGCTGATAGATATAGGCTTGTGTGGAATACATACATTATATTTAGTGCCTTTGCTGACCTAGGGGCTAGGGTTTTGGTAAATATCCGTAGATATGAACAATGATTTTTTTAAAAAACTAGCGGAAAAATACCCATTTATAACCTTGTGTGTGTATGCCACAACGGAATACGTGGGCATTATACAAAATCAAGACGATGCTATAACCACTATCTATGATTTTGGCGCTATACAAGATCTTGCAATCAAACATCAATTCTTAGAGTTGGCCAACGTTTGGTGGTGGGAATCAAATCGCAGTATACCAATCAACATATTTCTCAAAGGTGAATGGGACGTATTTAAGCCTTACCTAAAAACTTTTACCAACAAAGATTTAGAAATACTGCACGGGCCTATTTGTAGTCTCAGTGACATGGGCCGCAAAAAAAGCAAAAGAAAAAGTATTACACTTGTTCGGCGGGTTGACTAATCAAATTCATGTGTAATGCTACCAAGGCCGCATAGCCGATGGCGTGTGCGTGTTTAAATACAAATCCTCGACTGTCGTCACCATCCCAAACTGAGCCAAATACTTCTGCCCAAGGCCGATTTTGTAGGTGCGCTTTGCCTGGGCGTATAATACTAATAAATGCTGCCATCCTGGGAATACTGTCTGGTTTCATTGCAGCTAGTAGCTCTGTGTAGTTACCCACGTGAACTAATTGCTTGGCCCATTCTGCATCGGTCCATAGTTGTTGCCACGGTGGTTCTTGCAACAACATTGCGTTATAGTGTTCTGGTGTTTTAATCAGTTGATATACACTCATGTTCAACAAGTCTATTTTAAAGTATCCTAATTGTTCTGCCTGTTCATAATCTATTGCAGAACACGCATTCACGGGATCATACGGAATGTCTGTAACATATACACCACTATTGTGTCTACGCACTTGGCCTTGATGTAGTTGTCGTGCTGGTGTGGCCTGTATTAATTGTAACAATTGATCCCTGTCAGCTAAGTCAATATCAATATCTGCGCTCATTACCAACCTGCCTTTGTTAATATATCTCTTGCATACTCTTGATCTGCTGGATAGTCTTTGAACTTACGCATCCAAAAATCAGCATCAATGTAGGGCCATATCATAGCTACTTGTGTAGCGTCTAACTCGGCCAGAAACTTTTGCCCAGATTCACTGTTGTAAATGATCCAAGGACTAACACGACCTGCGGTCACAGCATAAACCATAGCGTTGGTATTACCATACCGTAGGCAATCCTCTGCAGGATGTCCTGACTTTTCTGCCCAGTCTATTCCAAACTCCATTGCACGAGCCAAGGCATCGTTGATGTTTTCTACTCGTAAATAGTCCATCAAGTATTCTGTGTATACACTGTCTTTGCACCAGTGATCAATTTTTTTATTTTGTTTTAGTACCCACTCAGTAAATCGTGCTGGATTAATAGCCCGAACGTCTACACAGTACCGTCCAAATTTTACAAAAGCACGATAGTAAGGGCTTTCGCAAAA